AACGTAGGAGCGTGGACAGGAGACTCAGCAGCAGTAACAGGTATTCTCACTAACCTTGCTGCCCTTGTAGCACTAGCACCTGATGCAATCGCAGGAGACCCTGATGCAAACATCTATATGAGTCGCAAATCGGCTAACTTGTACTATCAAGCACTAGCAGCTCAGTATCAACTTCCTTTCTTAAATGATGGTCTAGTGGCACGTTATGCAGGTTACAACATTATCACTCCAGCTGGATTCCCTGATGATACCGCTGTTTTATCTAAGAAGGACAATATGTACTTTGGTACAAACGTATTGACTGATATGATTGAGGCACGTATCCTCGACCTTACAGGCGTAACAGGAGACGCTGTGACTCGTGTAGCTATGCTATTTGATGCAGGTTGTCAGATTGTAGATGAGGCATCTATGGCAGTTTGTAGACGTTCAGCATAATAATTAACTTAAACCCCCTAAACAATGGCGTGTTCAGCAACAATAACAGGTAGAGCCTTACCTTGTAAGGAGTCTCTAGGTGGGATTAAGCAGATTTGGATTGCTCCCTATGCAGTCGCAGGTGTAGTAAGCACATTTGCCCCTGTCTCATCAGGAGCAATATCAGACTCAACCACAGGGATGACGTTCAAGAATTACGATATGCATAAAAACACAGGTTCGTTCACTCAGACTGTGAATGCATCTGTTGAGAATGGAACAATTTTCTACACTCAAGTTGTTTCGTGTGTATTTTCTAAGGAGATAGCAGCAGACATTAGCAACTTCCAAGACTTAACAAAGGGAAGGGTCTACATAATCGTTCAGGACGTTAATGACAATCTCTTCGCAATGGGTCACACACGAGGCTGTGAGCTAACAGGAGGGACATTAGAGTCAGGTGTAGCTATGGGAGACTTCAACGGACTCAAATATGAGTTTACAGCAGAGGAATTTATCGCAGCTCCGTTTGTAGCTAGTTCCGCAGGAGTTCCTACAGGTTCGTTCCTATCAGCAGGATGGACTCCTTCGACTTAATCTAAGCCTTTAAACCGAAATCAAGGAAAGGGGGGGGCGAATAGCCTCCCCTTTTTTATTTAACTATGATAAGACTCCAACCCGATACAGCAAGTCAGACGATATACGTCTCCCCCTTTCAAGCAAGGAAGTACCTTGCTACGTTTACGAACTATTTAATAGAGTTTACGAGTCAGGCAACAAGCGAGAAGTTCATTGTGGTTCTTGATGTGGTAAAAGACAATGCTAGATACACAAAAGCAACGATAGGAACTCACAACAATTCCCCCATAACAGGAGACATTAAGATGACAGATACAGGGTTCTATACTTATCGAATACTAGGACAGAATTCAGGCTCTAATTTAGACCCTACAGACGCATCAGTAGTCGGAGAGTGTGAGGTGGGAGTTCTCCAGATCATTGGAGAAGAAGCGTGGACGATTCCTAAAATTTCAATCCCTAATAATGTCGTATATTACGAATAAATGGACATACTTAAACTAGCACAATACGTCCCAAAGTCATATGAAGAGAAGTCTTCAGGCAAAGGGTGGATAAACTACGGAGACGACAACCTGTATCCGCAGTATTTAGTTGACCTGTATCAAAAGTCAGGCACTCATAACGCTCTATGTACCTCAATAGCATATATGATATTCGGGGAGGGTCTAAAAACAGACAGCCTTGACGCTCGTCTCAAGATGGAGGAATGGAGTCTTAACGATGAAATCCGCAAAGCGTGTCTAGATTTAAAGATACAAGGGGGGTTCGCATTAGAAATCATCTATTCTATAGACAGAACGACCATATCTAAGGTCAGGCACCTTCCTTTCGAGAATATACGCTCAGGAGAGGTAAATGACAGGGAAGAGGTGGAATTCTATTACTATTCTAGAGATTGGGCAGACAAAAGATGTGAACCTGAAGAGGTGCATTGTTTCGACCCTTCCAAGAGTAAGAAGTTTCCTGTTCAAATTCTCTACGTCAAGCCGTTCTCTGTGGGGTCTTTTGCCTATCCTTCTGTAGATTATCAGGGAAGCATCTCCTATATTGAGCTGGACAAAGAGATTGCATCGTATCACATCTCAAACATACGCTCAGGACTCGCTCCCTCGTATGTCATTTCGTTTCTTAACGGCTCTCCTCCTGTAGAGGAACGCAACCGCATCAGAAACGACATAGAGAGTCAACTCGCAGGAGCTACAAACGCAGGGAAGTTCATCATAACGTATTCAGACCAACCTGACAGGAAGCCTTCCTTTGAGCCTTTCCCATTAACGGACGCAGACAAGCAGTATCAGTTTCTCTCAACGGAAACTACAGACAAGATTATGGTCGGTCACAGGGTAGTCTCTCCTGCTATGTTTGGAGTTAAGACAGCAGGACAGCTAGGAAGCACTCAAGAGCTAGAGGTAGCATCTCAACTATTCGAGCGTCAGGTCATCTTACCCTTTCAGAAAGTAGTTGATAAGGCTGTGAAGTCTATTTTTAGAGCCGCAGGGATACTCGACCCTGTCAAGCTACATAAGACCCCCCCTATAGTAGTCCAAGCCTCTCAGAACGCTCCTATCAAGTCAGAGCTATCAGAAGACGACATACTAGACCTAGACCTAGCTGTGAACTCTTTAATAGAAGCAGGAGAGGTAATGAGCGATGAGTGGGAATGCATAGACTCAAGAAGGGTAAACTATGAAGAGGAGGAGAAACAGGATGCGCTTTGGTCATTTGCTAGAGTTATAGGAGGAGGAAGAGATGAAAGCGACCCCTCACAGGTCTCTAAACAAGACAACAAACTCATAAAAATTCGCTACGCTTATATGCCTAAAAACTTAGGGGGTTTCGGAGTGAATCCAAGCACAGGAGAAGAGTATAAAAGCAGAGACTTCTGTACTAAGATGGTCAACGCAGGTAACAAAGTTTGGGCAAAGGAGCAGATAGAACTAGCATCTTCAAAAGCCGTCAATAGAGGATGGGGAGCAGGAGGAGCAAATACATACGACCTCTTTTTAAACCATTGTTCTAAGGACAAATTCTACAAGGGAGGAGGTAGCTGTCAACATTTTTGGCAGAGAATGACCTATCTCAAGAAAGGCAACAAGAAGATAAGCGTCAACCAAGCAAAGAAGATAATGAGAGAGGCAGGATATGACCCTATGGAGGTCAATAGTCCCAAAGTCGCAAAGCGTCCACGCGATATGGATGGGAGAGGGTTTGTAGATGGGCGCGGAAATTGGACAACACCTAGAAACTAATGGGACTAACTACAGAAGTATTATTTGTCAATCCTGACTACTTAAAAAGACTAACCAATCTGAACGGCTCAGTAGAGGATTCCTATGTCATCCCGTCGGTTATTATCGTACAGGATAAAATTCTACAGCAGTATCTAGGGACAAATTTGATGGAAGCACTACTAGCTCATATTAAGGCAGGGACTCTAGCAGGTAATGATGAGATTCTAGTAGATGACTATGTCAGGAAGTGTGTCGCGTGGTGGACTATGGTGGATTTGATTCCTAGCCTATACGTAAAGATTGACAACGGAGGTCTAGTCATAAGAATGGCTGAAAATACCACACCAATTTCTTCAGCTGACTTGCATAGGGAAATAGAAAGAGCGCGACAGAACGCTCAATTTTACACCGAGAGACTTGTCTCATATCTATGTCAGAACTCTAGTCTGTATCCTGCTTATTCGACAAACTCAGGAAGCGATATGAGTCCCGTCAGAGAAACATACAACCAAAATGGAATGACTTACTCTTTCGGTCAAGAGGGGGAAACATTAAAGACGCTTAGAGGTCTATTAAAATGAACAGAAAAGAAAATGTACAACTCTTAAAGGATTGGATAAAAAACTATGGAGACAATTATACAGACCCTCATAAGCCTAATACCGAGCCTCCTCGCTGTAGTGGGTGTGTATGTGAACCTGACGAGAGAAGTGGAGAGACTGAGGGGGCGTGTGTTCAGCCTAGAGAGTGACAGAGATGAGGTTAAGCTATTAGTGAAGGAATGCATTGACGGAATCCAAGAACTCAAAATCTTACTAGCTAAGAAAGGAATATGAACAAACTCAAATACTTTAAGTTGTCAGAATTTGACTCCCCCGATTGTGAAGGATCTGGAGAAATGATGGAGGAGGAATTCCTTGAAAGGTTAGATGTAGCACGAGATATTGCAGGTTTTCCCTTCATAGTAAATTCAGGATTTAGAACGATTTCTCACAATAAAGCACTAAAGGAGAAAGGCTACAAAGTAGCTAAAAATAGTTCTCATCTTTTGGGATGGGCAGCAGACCTGCATTGTGGAAGTGGAAAACGTAGATTCTTAATGATTGAAGCACTTCTTGACGCAGGATTCACGAGGCTAGGGGTGGGGGATTCGTTCATTCACGTGGATTGCGACCCTGAGAAGCCTCAGATGACTATATGGACGTATTAACCCCCTATGAGACCTCGACTATCAGGAAACAAATTAGAGGCATTTAAACGGCTTACAAAGGACGAGAGACGTATCCTAGTTATAGGAGACCTACACGAGCCTTTCTGCTTAGACGGATACCTAGAATTCTGTCAGAAGACCTACGCAAATTTTAATTGTAATCAGGTTATATTTATAGGGGATATTTTAGACAACGCATTTGCCTCATTTCACGAAACTCAGGCAGAACTTCCATCGGGTCAGGATGAGCTAGATTACGCCATAGCTAAGATTCACAAATGGAGGGACGCCTTCCCTGTTGCTGATGTAATCATAGGCAATCACGACAGAATAATTGCGAGAAAATTGGTCAGATCTGGAGTGCCTCAAAAATGGCTCAAATCATTCAACGAAGTTCTAGGTACTAATTGGAATTGGACTGAGCGCATTGTCTACGATGGGGTGCAATATCTTCACGGAGAAGGAGGAACTGCACGAACTAAAATGAAGGCAGATATGATGTCGACTATACAGGGGCATATTCACACTCAATGCTATGTTGAATGGAGTTCAGGTTCAAAACGATGTCTATCTATGCAGGTAGGGTGTGGAGTCGATAGGGAAAGTCTAGCTATGTCCTACGCCAAAGCATTCAAATTTCAACAGATAGCCTGTGGAGTAGTTATCGGAGGACATACAGCAATCAATGTAATGATGAACCCCCCCAACTTATGAGCATAGTCTACACCTCATTAATTCTAGCAATATCAGCAGGAATCTTGATACTAACCTTAACCAATGAATAAGCAACTAATAGAGATACTAAAGGCGTTTGACCTCAGTCAACTTCTTAAAGGCAAAGGAGACCTTCGCAGATGGAGTGCAAAGCGTACTATAGGGGGTCTGATTGTGGTCTATGCCCTGACGAGTATGGACGGAGCAATAACAACGAACGGAATCCTCCTCTGTTGTGTGGGAATTCTCCCTCTTTGCCTGTCATTCCTGGAGAAAGACTAGAAAAATTTAGCTGTGTTTGAGAAGCCTCTGCGTTTGTGGGGGTTTCTTTTTGCCCTATAAAAAAAATATAAAAAAACTTTGCCTTGTGAACCCCTGTTTATGCTAAAAAAACCAAAACCACACCCTAAGAACACAAAATTAAGTTTGTATAATGGAATGTTATGACTATCTTAGCCGTATGTATAACAACAACACACACACAATTAAGCGCAGCATTATTGAAATAATAAAGCAAAACTGCGAACTAGATAAAACAATTAAACACAAAATCAATCAGAAGTATTCTATTGAATGGCTTGAGTCAGATGACACTTGGTCAGTAGTTAATGCTTTTGGTTTTGGTTGCTTTTCAAGTATTGATTTCGATGAATGCAAAAAAACAATAAAACTAATGTCAAAATGAAACACATCATTGAAAAAATGCGAGAGATTGCAGAGTTGGAATCTCAAATAAGAGAGAAAAAGAAAGAGATTGAAATTTTAATGAACAAAGAAGAAAACAAATCAAAATGAACACAATTACATTCACATTCAAAGGGGCAGAGATAACAGACCCAACTATGGACGAGACAGGACGTTTTAAAGTCAATCCTGTAGGATACTATGGAGAGCCATATCTACTAGCATATCAGGACGCAAAGGTCATCGAATTACAGAACCTCATAGATGAGGAGATAGTAGGGAACTTTTGCCTAGAGGACACAAGCTACTCAAATGACCTCTGTCGCTCTCTGACTATTTTCAAGGGAGATTCATCTATTCAAATCTTCACGCCAAATCATCCTGATTCTGATGAGGAGAATGAGCAATTTGACACCTACTCTGTAATGTTTGAGGATGCAGAAGGTCTCATATCAAACACCCTAGACGGAGAGAGCAATCTCACTTATGTCATTGACAAGATTCAGGACTTAATGGATGAGATGAAGTAAATATCTGAATGGTTCTAGAGGGGTTCGATTCCCCTCGCAGATACTAACCGCAGGACTCCTGCATAAAATCCATACAATGGAACATTTAACAAAGACCATAGCTGAGGTCAAATCAGCACTAGACCAAGCGACTCAAGTCCTTGAAGAAAATCAAACGCTTAGAGAGGAGATTAAGAGCCTCAAAGAGAGTCAGACAGGCACAGCGTCCATAGAAGACCTAAAAGTCCTTGAGATGGCTTACCAAGCAGGGAGAGACGCTGTCATAGGGCAGTTAAGGTTTGCTAGTTATGAAACTAGTCACGAGATAGAAAAATCTACTTACTCAGATGGCTTTGAAGTCTCATTTTGTAAAGAGGTAGAGATAGAGATTTCTGTGGATGCTATCATAGATGAATGTTACGAAGAGGAGGAGATGGATAGCGATGACTTTAAGAAGCTACAGGAGGACATTCAATTCACATTAAAGGCTCAACTGGAGACCGATGTCTTGAATTTAGAGCAGATAACAACTAACAAAATTGAAGCGTAATGAATTACGAATTTATAGAAGAACAGATAGCAGTTGTCTTGGAAGACCTTGCTTACCATCAGGAACAATTCAACAAAGCATTAGCAACTCAGGAAGGACTACAAGCGATTGAAGGAGACTTTAAGGAAAAGCTAGTAATAGAAGCAAGGGATAACGTCAAATGGTTTGGGAAGAGAATAGACCACGACAACAATATGCTTGACGTTTTATACACAGCTAGAGACCTAACCAATAACCCCCCGAAATAATGGAAGACTATAACATCAATTTCCAAGAATTACTTAACAAGATGACTCTACAAGACCTCAAGAAGTTTAAGGAGCGTCTAGGCAAAGAATTTGACAAGCGACTAGCAGAAGAAATCGCTCAACTAGAGGAGGCTAGAAACGCCTTAAATTTATTATCTAATTAAGTATAGTTTATATTACATTTACAATTAATCAGGGGGGCGATTCTGCTCCCCATAAATTCAAAAAAGATGGCAACATCAAAAATCAAGTCTATCACGAAGACAGAAAATACGTGGAACGGACAATCAGGGACAATGTACGACTACAGAGTCACAATGGAGGACGATGCTGAGGGCATTGCGTCAAGCACATCTCCTGAAGCACCCCCTTACATCGTAGGGGATGAAGTTGAGTACACAGCCTCAGAGAATAAGTTCGGTAAAAAGCTAAGGATTAAGAAGTCAAGCACCTTCCCTGATGGGGGAGGATGGAAGCCTGACCCTGCGAAGGAAGACAGGATTTCTAATTCGTGGGCATTGAACGCAGCTATCCAGATCATTGGGAAATGTGCAGATAAAATGTCCTATGACGAGTATGTAGAAGGCGCAGGTCTAGTCGCTAAATTATTACTTCACAAACGTGACAACCTATGAGCAAATTTAGCATAGAGGCTTACATAGATATTCAGCCTCATATCAAACCGACTGAAGAGCGTATCCTGAGTCTTTTGAGCAAAGGGGGTGTAACCCTTAGAGAAGTCTCTGAGCGTCTTAATATGGCTCTTCAAACTGCCTCTGCAAGATTGAGCGAGTTACACGACTCAGGACTGATTCATCAGTCAGAGCATAACAATTCAAAGTATCACTTAACCCCCTTAGAGAATATCGCCTCTGTTAAATACAAGCGAGACAGGAAGAGATTTGAAAAGTGGAAGAAACTAGGGGAAGAAAGAGGGTTCTTTGGGATGGCTCAGGCTGACCTGTTGGACGAGTATTACGACAAGGAAGGAAAGGAGAAACACCCCTCTCCAGAAATTAAACAATCAGAACTTATATTCTAATGGCAAAGCACGACAACAGCGACTTCAAGAAGTTTATCAAAAAGCACTACGGCACTCAGGCAAATTGTGCCAATGAATTAGGGGTCACAACTATGACCATATACCATTGGATAACAAGCAACCCTAGAGGGATGTTAAAGTACGCCCCTGAGATAGTAAATAAGTGTAATACCACTTGGACACAATTAGCAGGAGAAGTCCTGCATAGAGAAGAAGAGTTAAATCAATAATCAGAGGGGGACTACCCCCCTCACAAAATCAGTAAAATGGCTAAATTTATTAAGAAAGAAAACAAGAAAGTAACTGCTCCGAAAGTAGAGCGTAAAAAGATTCAGACAACAACCCTGAACATCCTAGAGGGAGACCTCATCGCAACTAACAGAGGATGGAAAAAAGCAATGTGTGACGCTTATATGGACAAGGAAGGGATTATCTGCGTTGAGATAAAGACCTTTGGTCTGTGGAAATATATGAGCTATGACCAAGCAATAACGATACAGAGATGAAGCACTTGACACAGCTATCATATTCGTCTTTGAAATCGTTCATTAAGTCTCCAGCTCACTTCTTAGCATATAAGAGAAGGGACTTTGTTGAATCAGCCTCTATGCGCTTAGGCACAGCCGTTCATTCGGCTCTGCTTGAGCCTGAGGAGTTCAAAAAGATTTACGATGTAACCGATTTGAGGAAGAACACAAAAGCATATAAGGAGATGCTATCGAACAACCCCAAAAAGATTTATCTGAATAACTCAGATTGGAGAAGCATCCAAGAAATCAAGAGGAGATTTGCACAGAACAGGGAAGCAACTGAACTGCTAGACTTATGTAGTAAGCGAGAGACCGAAGTGAAGGCAGATATTCAGGGGATTCCTTTCAGGGGGTTTGTGGACGCAATGTCTAAGGATGTTATCATAGACTTAAAGACAACACAGGATGCAAGTGCAGACGGATTTAGTCGAAGCGTGTACAACTTTTCATATCATTTACAGGCTGCCATCTATAAAGAGTTGACAGGAGCAAGTGAGTTCTACATCATAGCGATTGAGAACACCGCCCCCCATAACATTTGTATTTATAGGCTTAGTCAGGACGCTCTAGATAGTGGATACGCAATGATGACCAAAGGAATACAATCGTTTAAGGATTGGGACGGAGAGGAAACAGGATACGTAAATAGTGGCATCATAGACCTTCCAAGATGGGCGAAGTAGTACGACAATTTAAGGGGATCTGGATACCTGCGGACATTTGGCTCAGTAAGGAACTCAAGCCTGTGGACAAGATACTCCTTGCAGACATTGATTCCTTTACAGGCAACGGCAAAGCGTTCTACAAATCGAATGCAACTATAGCTAAGGAACTAGGCGTCTCTCTCAGTACGGCAAAGAGAGCGATTAAGACACTTTTATCTTTAAAGTACATTCACATATCAGGAACTACGTCAAAGCGTGTCTGTAGGTCTCTAATTGGATTTAGGGATTCGGGTCACATTGAACGCGATGAGGTTCAGAATGAATTTGACAAGGTTCAAAATGACCCCCCACTAGGTTCAAAATGCACCACAACTAATACAGAGACTAATTCATCTACTAATTCACTACTAAGGGAGGGGATAATGTTGCCATTTATGGATTCAAGATTTAAACTTGCTTGGATTATGTGGATTGATGAACGCAAAGCGAGACGATATGGACGATATACTCAAATCGGAGAACAGGCAGCACTACACAAACTCTACAAGGAGTCAGGAGAAGACTTAGATACAGCGATAGAAATGATTAACGAATCCGTAGCAAACGGATGGCGCGGAATTTTTCCATTAAAAAAGAACAAAAATGAACGAATTAGAAATAAGGGATTCGATAGTGAAGAGTATCTCGCTCATCTCAAGACCCTCAAATAAGATAACCGCCTCTGACGCTTGGGAAAGAGGAACGAATGTACGGAGCGCATTCAAACACCAACCTGCTCCGACTCACGCCTGTCTGATGGCTCTCCTGAAGGACGCGATTGATTACCTTGACTACAATAAAACGATAACAGGGACGAAGAACTTTGTTGACGCTGTGGATTACCTAATCAGTCAATTCCCTGCGATGAAATTAGAGGAATGGTCAGTCATAATGACCCGACTCAAAGCAGGGGTCTATGGAAAGATGTACGAGCGTTTGAAACTTCCTGAGCTGGTAGAGATATTCCAACAATACGAAGGGGAGAGAGCCGAAATGATGGAGCGAAACATCAAGAGACAGAAGGACTTACCTCCTACCCCCCTGACAGAAGAACAGAAGGGACTAATGAAGAGACTCCTTGCAGACTTAAAACTCCCTGAAGATGACACAGACGACAGGGGTCGATGGGATTACATACAATATCCAAACAGCCCCGATGAAGATTCTTAATCTATACGCTTGTCTAGGGGGGAATAGATACAAGTGGGATGAGGTGGCAGATATTGAAGTGACCGCTGTGGAATTAGATGCAGACCTAGCTCGATTGTATCAAGAGAGATTCCCACAGGACAGAGTCATCGTTGCTGACGCTCATCAGTATCTTCTTGACCACTATTCTGACTTTGATTTCATTTGGAGCAGTCCCCCCTGTCCGACTCATAGCAAGGCGCGATTTGCACGAAGAGAAACGACAACGACAGAGTACCCTGATATGAAACTCTACCAAGAAATCCTATTTTTGAAACATTGGTTTAAAGGGAAGTATGTAGTTGAGAACGTAAAACCATACTACACCCCCCTCATCCCCCCTAAAATAAGAGGACGTCATCACTATTGGACGAACTTCCTAATCCCCAATGATCTGGAGAATCCTGAACTATCATTTAT